TTTAAGACAGGAAATAGGTTGCGGAAAAGTTTTATTACATATAATGGATCTTGTCTTACTTTCTCCGAAGAGATTTTTCAGACTAAAACTAGAACCAATTACTACACTCAAAGTATTCTTGGTGTTGTTGTGTTGGTTTTCTAAGCTACTACACAAGTGCTTAAATAAGGAAATAAAGCTTGGGAACCGGCATACCGGGTAACCAAGTTACAAAGATAAGATTCGTTTTTGATAAGAACGAACAAACTTTATGCCTTTCAGTGCCACTAACGCTGCGAATAAAGGCATAGGTAATATTCGCACGCTACTTCATGGCTAAGTATTCATCTCCTCAGTACTGTGATGATGTCATTGATGACGGCGGATATCAAATTTCTTCCGTGATCATCATTGCAGACCTTTAGTGCGTCCTCTACTGATGAAGTGAACCTGTATGGAGATTCATCATTTTTCTCCACAATGAAATTTATCATTCTTGATAGAGCATCTGCTAAGCCATTATGCTTTCCATCTATGTGCTCGAATGTAACTGTGATTCCAAGACCTGTTAAGAAATCTGAAAATGTTAACCATCTAACTCTAGACGGCTTATTTTCGTTCGTCTTGTTGTAAAATTTGATAATTGCTTCACAGTCTGAGCGAATTATGAGCTCCTTTTTATCAAGATAATAAATTTTGAATTTATCCAGGCCATGGATTGCCGCCTGAATCTCTGCATCGATGGTTGATTTTATTGGATTGAATGATCCACTAGCATAGGCACAAATTCTTTCGGTGCTTCTTGGATCATGCTTTGACATTTTCCATTTGCAGACGGCTCCCCAGCCAGTCATACAACCATCCGTCTCTATTATGATGAATGAATCTTTAGGTGGTAACTGAAGATCAGGGAGATTTTTCACCTTTTCTTTTATCTGTCTTACCATCTTCCATGTTTCTGGATTCATTCTCTTGTCTCCTGTTGGTGCCATCTTTTGTCTGAGTGGTTGCACCAATTTGCCGATATCCTGAATATAATTTCTAGCATATGAGAGGATACCCAACCAGCTTCTCATACCTTCAGGTGTTGCTAGTTTTTCATCTGAGAAGTCACATATTTTTGAAATGATGTGGGGCTGAAGCTTGATTTTTGTACATCCGAGAGAAGCCCCTAAGAAATCGATCTCCGGAGTACCTATCTTCATTTTGGTAGGGCTAAGGATTAACCCATTTTCCTTGCAAAGCTGCAGCATTGTATAGAGGTGCTGCGAATGTTGTTCTGCTGTTTCTGAGAAAACAAGTATATCATCAATGTAAACAGCTATGAACTTTTCTGTCCCTTTGAAGACGTTGTCCATCTTCCTTTGAAATATAGCGGGCGCATTTTTGAGACCAAATGGCATTACAAGCCATTCATAAAGTTTGTTGCCTGCTAGGAATGCTGTCCATGGGACACTTTCTTCTTCCATGGCTACCTGCCAGAAGCCACTTTTTAAGTCAAATTTTGAGTAGATTTTGGATCTACCCACCTTGCTGATTATTGTATTGATCCCTGGGAGTGAATACTGATCAGATTCAGTATTCTCATTTAAGAGCTTGTAGTTAAACACCATGCGCTCTTTGCCCTTCTTCTCCTTCCCTGTGATGGGGTCAATTTCTGTACCAGATCTAACAATGAAAGCTGTAGACCTGTGTTTGCTTTCTGAGGGGCGGATGACCTTCATTTGTAGAAGCAAATTGATTTGTCTTGTCATAGCTTCTTCGTCACCAGGTGTGACATGCTTAATTGGTCTTCCCATGATTTTGATATCTGGATTGATGATATTAAGCTTGCACTTAATTTTGTTGTTCTTCCAGAATTCCATTGGATTCTCCCCTATATACTTCATCTCTTTCATTTCTTTAAGCAGATCCTTGTTCTTTCTTGCGAATTCTTGATCCAGAAATGAAGGTGTTTCTACTGAAGCGGCTATGTTGAGATATTCATCTTCTGAAAGCTCCAATTCTTCAATGGAGTTAGCCACTTGTGTTGTCCTGGATGTCTCGATTGATGTCACCAACTTATAGAAAGTGATGATATCCTTTTCAATCCTGAGTCCTCCTTCTAAGGACCTTATGAATGAACATCCGATTATCATTTGGATCCCTGGACTGAGACCCATATTCATGACATAGGTAACTGGCATACGGAAGTATTGCTCACCAATAAGGATTCTTCCTGCCTTGATCATTTGAGTTGATGTCCCAATTCCTAGGACACTTCTGAAGTTTACTGTCACCTTTGCGTCTTCATAGTAATTTTCTGGTATTGCAGAAATTTGAATAAGACAAGCCGTGGCACCAGTATCCACGATTGCGTTGATGTAGTATGGCTCCATATTGTCAGGTTTTATCCCAACCTTCACATTATATAAGCCATTATACTCAGCCTTTGCAGTAGCAGAGTATATGTTTTCAGTGTGCTTTTCTTCTAGTATCATAGCACATCTTTCTTCAATTGTGTCTTCTTCTTGAACTATAATTGCTTCTTTCAGCTGAGCTATTGCCATCCTGGTTTCTTCTTTGAATTGCCGTAGCTCTTCTTTAATCAGATTTAATTCAGCTTCATCTGATTCTTGAATTGTTGAGAAGACTCTTGAGGCTTTTTCTGAATGTTTTAATGCCTCATCTTTTTCTCTGTGCAACTTCATAAGTTCTTCTTGAAGCCTTTCAACTTGCTTCTGAAGTCGCTGATTTTCTTGTTGTAATTGAGAGATTAAAAATTCTCCCTCAATCTCATCTTCTTCAATTATTACTGCCTTCCCCTTCTTACCCCGGGCGGAAAAAGAATAATCCTTGGAAAGGATTTTCTCAGCTTGTACATCATGATATGCCTCGGCGCACATAAAGCAGTAGACTGCATGGCAGTGATGACATTGGACACCTGCTAAGAATTGCTTGCAAGATCTGCAGGCTAGTTGTCCTGTGGAGATTGCTGTCCAATTGTGATGACAATTGATTTCTTCTAATGTAGCCTGAATAGGCCTTCTCCAACTTGATTTTGGTTTAAGAACTCCCATTTGAACTTCTGCTGGTCCAGGAAAGTTAGGGCCAACATTTCTTCTAGATAGATCGCCAAATTTTGAGAATTCTTTGATGATTTGCTGGATGTCATCTTCTTCCAGCACCATGATTGTTTCTTCTTGGTAATCTTCTTCACCAAGAACTGAGAAGATTTCATCATCTTCTTCTTCCTTATCGTCCGCTGAGACGACTTCTTCATTTTCCTTCAAATCTAAGGACTGCAAGATTGCAACCCTTTGTTGATCTTTGTGCTTATTTCGGCATTGATTTGCATAATGCCCTTCTTGGCCACAGATGTAACATTTGCATTTTCTTTGGTATTTGGCCTTTGTAACACGGATGTGATTATCATGAGCTTTTCCCGTGTATTTTGTGGCTTTTCTTGCTGTATACTTCTTCTTTTCTCCTGACCTTCCATAGTAGCCTTCTATGGGAAAGTCTCTGCAGAAGTCTAAGGCCTTCAGTGACCTCATATAACTTGCCTCCTTGCATTGTTCCGTCAGATAATTTATTGTAAAGTATACCCTTGAGGGCAGATTCACTGCACTCGTAGGATCCATGATTTTATATGCTTGGGCAACTCTTTCACCGATTGCTGCAGGCATTTTGGTGAATAATTCTTCAGATATGGCCGGTCCTTCAGTTTCCGACCACATTAACCCTGTTTCTGCCGCTAGGGTTAGGTAGTCCATAAGATACCTTCTTATGCTTTGATAGTTTGGACATACCAATTGCTTCAATTTTCTGAACGCAATATTCTGGACTGTATTTTGACCCAGAACTGGATCTTCTCCTAGGAAGATTCTTCTGATTTGGCTGAGAATAGCCTGCGTTCCTCCGTCTTGATTTGCAATCTTTGCGAGGTTTTGATATTCATCTTTAAACCTCATTCTCCATGAAACAAAGATTTTTCTTTCAGTTTCGCCAAGGAGATCTTCCATCCATGCTATTTTGTCTCCTCCATCATTGAAGTTGAAACTTGAGATATAATTTCTTGTTATTGATGCCCATCTGTCGAAGACTTCAGGACTGTAATTCATCCCAAATACCAACATTGCACCGTCTTTGCCTTGTGCGGATGGTAACTGAAAGTTGCCAACTGGTCCCTTCCATCTGAAGTTTGCTGATTTAACAGGGATATTAACCCCATTGGACCATGTTGCTTGTGATGTTGCAGGTGCATATCCTGCAGGTCCTTCCATGTTAACATCAGGTTGAGCGTTAACTGGAGGTTGAAATCCTACGCCTGATTGTCCTGAGGATTCTGCCATATTAACCAGTTCAGATAACTGGGCTGCCAAATGCTTGAATGCTGGCTCCTCTTCGAATACATGAATTTCTTCATTCTGAATTTCTTCAGGCTGATTTTCTTTGTGTGTAGGGATTTCTTCTTGTGTAGGCTCCTCCTGAGCCTGCTTGTTTTCTTCAATATTTTCTTCAATAATTGGCTCCTCCTGAGCCTGACTGCTCAAAGCTTGCTGAGCTTTCTTTTTCTTTTGCTTCTTCATCCTCATTTCTTTCATTAATCTAACAATTTCTTCCACATCATCTTGCATACTTGTGGATGATGCTGAGGATGATCTCGATCTAGATTCATTATCTAGATGTTCTGGAGAGCTTTGTGGAGTAGGATACTCGTATTTTCTTGGGTCTCCAGATTGTAATGATTCATCTGAGTCACACCGCTGTTCATAGGCATGCTCAAGGAATTCGTCAATTATAGCCTCTGATTCATCAATTGTTGGTGTTGAGGTTTCTGAGGGCACATATTCTGGGAGATCATTACATCTATCTATTTCTTCCCAGACTCCATCTGTATCATAATAAAATGTTGAATCCCCGACTTGTGACCACGCATACCTTTGGTATTGGTAGTACTCTTCATCTTCGTCAGTAGATTCTTCATCATTGAGGATGAGATTTAGAGAGTGATTAATTTCTTGTTCATCTTCATTGATCTCTTCATCCTTCTCGTTGTACTGTGGTGGCTTTGATGTGGATGCAGCAGCATAATTGGAGAACCTTAAAGAAGTGGTTCCGTCATAGTTTGATACTGCTTTCATTTCAGTAGGTTGCATAGGAACTACAACCTTTGATGGCTCAATATTCCACTGCCCATTGTGGAATCTTTTAGCATCCCATTTTTCTCCTTTAATGGCTTTTACACCATTAGACTGTAAGTGCTCCACCATTGCTTTAACATCATAGGCGAAACCGACATTGGAAGTATTTGAAAGTCTTCCGGTTAAGCCTCTAGTGATAAGGAGATTGTCCTCTCCTTGCCATCCATCATAACCTTTAGTCATGACGCAGATTTGTATATGCCTGTAGAATGACTTAATTGTCATCATAATGTCAGGTAGGACATACACAATTTGGTTGCCTTCGGACAAATCAATTTCCATGGCGGCCAGAACTGCCCGATCATCGGACCACCTTGTGTCTCTGAACACAATCAGAGCCATTGTTCCTGCGAACTTTCTGTGAAGGATTTGAATCCTTACTAACATGACTCCAATATGAATAAATTCAATTCCTGTTCTGGACAGGACTTCGAAGCTAGATTCTTGAATAAATGATCTATCAACTTGAGAACCGTTGACGACCATCATCCTTTCTTCAGATCGGTGAGAGTAGACTCTATGATTTACCGACCCATGAAATGTGCGGTACAGTACCTCAGCTGGCACTGCTTCAGCTCTGTGATTCATGCTTCGTTGTAATTGAACCTCAGGGTTCATCTGCATCTCTAGAGTTCTTTCAGAAGAACTCACTCCTGGCATAATTGATAGTAAGCGGCGTCCACGACCCGCCCAGATATGCCGTCTTCTTTGATCATTCCGATAAGACCGGATTTGATCTTCATATTCTGGAACACCAGATTCTGTTGCCGTTCTTGATCCATCAGTCTGTGTGACTGCTGGCAATCTTCTTGTCGCCATTTAGTTGAACTTTTTGAATACGCGAAGTATTCTGTCCACCTTTTTGATAGTAGGCGCTGTGTAGTTACTGACTCCTGATATAGCAGGGTTAACTGCCCTTTGTCTTGCTAAGCTGATTTGAATGTCAGATAACTTTGAGATAATCTCAGGATTTGGATCCTGAGTTACTACTGGAGTTTTAGCCTTTTCGAGGCTCTGAACTCTTTCTTCAAGCCTTTTGATTGTTGACTGTAAGTCTTCAATCTGCTGTGTAATCTTTGCTACCAGATAGATTGTGGTGTTTAATTGCTTGGTCACACCAGTGAGGCCAACGTCTGTAGCGCCTCCTATACCGATTGCTGGAGCAAGATAATTGTTGGTTACTGAGAGAGCTTCTTTGTAACCTTTTGATTCAGTGATGTTGCTCATTAATTTAATACCATCCCTTTGAAGGAATGAATTAATTTAGCAACTTCTTCGACCTTTAGCTTCAACTCTTCTGTCAAAGCTTCTGTCTGTTTTTCAATGAACTTGGGTTGTTCAGAGATCCGAACAACAAGCTCCTCCACGTCTTGCTTAGACAGAGGTCTTCTGGATAAATAGTCTTCTCTAAGCTTTGCGAGCTCAGATTGGACTTTGGATAGCTGATCCTCGATCTGCTTCAAGGACCTTCTTTGTTCCTTTACAATCTTGAGAACAGACTGTAAATTTTCTGATGATTCTTTTTGGGATTTTTGGATATTTTTCAATAAAGGAAAAATAATATCAACAAGATATAAATAGATAACCTTAAATCCTAAGGCTACCCTATGTGCTATAATATGGATATTGTGAGCTAAGTCACGAAGGTTGATCTTAACTTCTGGGGTAAATACAATAACTTCTTCTGATAATTTCTTAGCAGAAGATAACCAATCTATTAATTTTTGTTTTACTTGATCTACTTGGTTCATAAAACAGAAAGGATCTAGGAGTGAATAATATGGTAAAAGACCTAGGGGGGTATGAGACTTCAACAACCATACATTCATTTAGTATGAAATTGCTTTCAGTAACTGGTTATCCATGGTACGTCTTACTTACTACTCTTTTAATCCTGATAATACAGAGTTATACATATATTCATAAATATAGCCTTAACCATGAAGTATTCCCTTACTCAAAACAGACTTCTGCCTTTTATTATGTTTGTCAGCTTTTATACCCATCTTTCTGCTCAACTTAGTCCTCTGCGCTCTCTTGGCGTCTTATGGCTTACGTACTTTTGCAGTTTAAGGGCTTTATACTAACAAAACATTTTTATTAGCATCTGTACAGTTCAGAGAACTTTCCTACTTCACAGTTCTGCTACTTAATATGAATAATAATAGCTCCATAAATCCTGACTAAAACCTGAGTAATTCGACTTATTGAAAGATAACCACACAAAAGTTTTTCCATACCTTAGAGATGTAGGCGTCTACATCTCCCCCTAGTGAGAGACTACTCACTCATCATTCTGATAACCAAACCAAGCTCTGATACCA